CTGGTTCTAGTTTGTCAGTACTTGATGGTAAGATCATCGGTGAAGCAGCTGATACAGTAACCGTTACATCTTCGGATGCAAGTGGTGACGTAGACGTTATCCTAAGTGTACTGGAGCAGACATAATGGCAGGTTACATTGGATCGAAAGCCTCGGTCACACAAGTAGACGGATACAATCGAACAGAAGCTGATGCTGAGTTTGTAGCTAAAGCTGGCGATACCATGACGGGCAACCTTGACGTAGACGGTACAATCACATCCACGTCTTTTTCTGGTGATGGCTCTGCTTTGACTGGTATTGGCCCCAGCACAATCGCTGGTGATGTTGGGACTTATGCTTATCTACTGCACAAGACAGTAGATATGGCCATAATCCAGGGGTCTACTCATGCAGGGTCATCTATGGCATATAGTGGGCAATCTACAGACAGTGTAACAACTGCATCAGGTTATAGTGTGGGTCACGGTTTGGGTTGTGCAACGGCTTCTGGTACTTGGAGGGCTATGGGTTCTCGTGGCTCAGGGACCGGATACAATTACTTTGCAACACTTTTTGTGAGGATTTCATAATGACTATTACAATCACAGAAGTCCGCAACGCAACGTCCTTGCAAGCTGACAACCTTCGTGTGGACGTAGAGATTAACCACCCAGAACACAGTTGGATACCTTACACAGTAGACCCTGCTGACACTGACACAACCATCGACAACGATGCAGTTCTGGCCCTCATTGGTACTGACTTCACAGCTTACGTTGCACCTACTCAGGCAGAGCTAGACGCAGAACTTGCTACAGATGTTCGTTCTGATCGGAATGCTCGTCTTGCAGAAGTAGATGCTATCGCTGGTAACACATTGCGTTGGGCTGACCTTACAGCAGCTAAACAAGCTGAGTGGTCACAGTATCGTACAGACCTACTGGCTGTACCACAGCAGTCTGGTTTCCCTCACAACGTAACATGGCCCACGAAGCCTTAAAGGAGTTTCCTAATGTCAGGATACATTGGCACACAGCCAGTACCACAGGCTACCCAGACACGGGATAGCTTCACTTGTACAGCAGGTCAGACCAGCTTCGCTACAGGTGGCTACACTCCCACGTTCCTAGACGTGTACCTCAACGGTATCTTCTTGGCTAACGGTGCTGACTACACAGCAGGTAATGGCTCAGATGTAATCCTGACAGCAGGGGCAGCGGCAGGGGATATCCTTGAAGTTGTAGCTTACACTACGTTTGAGGTGGCTAACGTCTCAGGCGGTGGCATGTTTAAGGGTGACAACGGTACAGTTGGTTCTCGTGCAGGAGACATCTTCCGCATCAACGAGCAGACCCTCAACACAAACACAACCATTGACGCAGATGAAAACGCAAGTGCAACTGGCCCCTTGGCTGTAGCATCAGGTGTTACTCTGACTGTCACAACTGGAGGGAACTTGTCCATTGTCTGATATTAGAGCAAATACGATAAGTGATGCGGCTGGCACTGGCCCCATCGACTTGTACAAACAGAGTGCTGCTAAGGCTTGGGTCAATTTCAATGGCACTGGGACGGCGGCTATTCGGCAGAGCGGCAATGTGTCGAGCCTGACGGACAGCGGAACTGGGCTTCATATAATTAATTTTACAAGCAGCATGGGCAACGACGGTTATTCTGTCACTAATTCTGTTTCTGGCAGTGGAGTAGTCAGTGGGGCGATGACTGAAATAAGCAGCTATTTCGTAGGCAATTTTCGTGTTCGAGGCATGAACCCTCAAAGCGGCTATGCGAACACAGATTTCCCGACTCAAAGTTGTTCAATACACGGAGACCTAGCATGAGTACATTAAAGGTCACAAACATCCAAGCCACGGGTGAAACAGCTAGTCGTGCAGTGTCAGGCGTTGCGGCGGCTTGGGTTAATTTCAATGGTACTGGTACTATTGCTGCACGAGATAGTGTGAATGTTTCTAGTCTTACAGATAATGTTTCGGGTGATTATACTGTTACCTACACCAATGCGATGGCAAACGGTAACTATGCTATTTCTTTAGCCTCCATAGAGAATAGCACTAACGGCGCTGACCTCTACATCTCAAACAATACAGACCCCTCTACTACTTCTCATATCCTTGAGTATGTGTTGGCTGGAACGGGAAAGTACGATGTAGATCAGGTTCATACTACAATCCACGGAGACCTAGCATGAGTACATTAAACGTATCAAACATCTCCGATGGCACAGATACCGTCGAGACAGGCTATGTGGTCAATGGGTCTGCGAAGGCTTGGGTTTACGCTGGCGGGACTGCGACGATAAAGACTAGCATGAACGTCAGCGGTTCAACAGACCACGGCACAGGTGACTACACTTACGGATTGACCGCAGCTATGGTTGATAATGAATACTCGCAGCAAGCGTCTATCGCATCAGGTACTAGAGACAGACATGCTCAAAGAGATACAGGTAGGGACGCTCCTAGTGTTATGGCTGTAGCAACCAGCAACGCTCGTACAAACACCGCTGCTGACCACTCTCACGCAGGTTTAATTGTGGGAGACTTAGCATGACACATGGACACCTCTGGGATCGCCTAGCAGAAGCCAAGTCTCGCCTTGCCCCTGTGCAGTCAAAGTATCGTGTACTCTTTGAGAACCCAGCAGAGCCTGATGCTCCTGCCGCTGTGCTTACGCCTGATCCAAACTGGATGGCTGCTGCACTGGCTGGTGGTGTACTGCCACCCATCGACACATACCTTCGTGACCAGAACGTACCTGACGGACAGCCCAAAGAGCATCCGTATGCTGAACCTATCGGAGCTATGACCGAGGAAGAAGCTATTGAGTATCTGGTCAAGAAAGACATCTCGCCACAAGTCTGGCGTGAATACAACGGTAACAGGATCATCATGAAGATCGTTCCTGTAGAACTAATACCAAGCGACAGATCATTTAGAAATGCTTGGAAGATCAATCAAACTGAAACGGAGATGGCAGCATGACCACTTATATCAATATCAACGGAGATGTTCGTGATGCAGCATCCCTTACAGTTCCAACAGACCGCACCTTTCGTGGTGCTTGGTCATTCAATGGCGATGCTGTTGACGTAGACATGACAGCAGCCTTGGCTATCCAGAAGGATACACTTCGTGCTGAACGTAAGCCACGTCTTGATCAACTAGACATCGACTTCATGCAAGCCTTAGAGGCTGGCACCAGCACGACACAGATTGCTACAGACAAAGCTACACTGCGTAACATCACAGACGATGCACGTTTGGCTGCTGCTACTACACCTGATGAACTCAAAGCGATGGACCTAGCCACCCTATTGGGAGAATAAGCTATGACTAAAGCAAGAGGACTAGCTGATCTAGGCAATGCTTACAGCGATGGGGCTTTGTCGAACCGCAACATTTTGATCAACGGCAACCTGACAGTCAATCAACGTAACTTGTCCATTGTTTCTGTGGCTACAGGTGCATACGGGGAGGACCGCTGGAAGAAGACAGCAGGTGGAATGACGCAGATCATTGAGGAGCTTAACTACCTTCCAAGTACTGAGTACACGCTGTCTGGCACTGGTATTACAACTCAGCAGATCACTAGCCCCGCTTCGGGTGACTGGACATTACCAGACATCTCAGTGACAGCACGGCTAATCCAACTCGAAGTAGGCGACACAGCTACTCCATTCGAGCATCGCAGCTATGGGGATGAGTTGGCGAGGTGTCAGCGGTATTATTTCGACGCCTCTGATGCCGCCTTATTCCTTGACGCCTACAATAACGCTGGGGGGTACTCTTCTGTATACGTGGCGTTCCCTACAACAATGCGAGTCGCTCCATCTATGTTTGTATCATTTAGCGGGGGTTCTAACGTCGCATCTTTCGTCGGGTCTGGTGTTAGGGCTGTTGGGTGTAGGTTAGAGATGCGCTGCAATGCGGCGGGTAGATTTTACATATCGAATGGCTACTACAGAGCAGATGCGGAGCTATAACTATGGATAATATGAACATTACAGCAGCGCAGTACACCACAGACTTCGAAGGCAACAACGATTCCATCAAAGCCACCATCGACGGCACTGAAATGACAGTCCCCCTAGACCCAGCCAACCGCCACTACGCCGAGATTATGCGGCAGGTTGATGCTGGCACACTTACAATACTTGACGCTGAATAAAGAAACCTCTTGACAACTAACTAAGACTAGGATACCATGGCTACACTAGACCAAATCAGACAAGCAGCCGAGACTGACTTAGTAACCTTTATTAAGTTAGTAGCTCCTGAACAGGTTCTAGGACAGTGTCATGAAGATGTCTGCAACTGGTGGGATCGGGAAGGTTCCAAGTCTCACCAGCTCCTCCTCTTCCCTCGTGACCACGGTAAGTCTCGTCTTGTAGCTTTTCGTGTAGCTTGGGAGTTAACCAAAGACCCAACCCTACGTATCCTGTACATCTCAGCCACAGCTAACCTAGCTGAGAAACAACTAGGATTCATCAAGAGTATCTTAACTTCAGAGATATATAGTCGTTACTGGCCCGATCATGTTCATCCTGAAGATGGTAAACGTACACGGTGGACTAACTCAGAGATCATGTTAGATCACCCAGCTCGTAAGAAAGAGAATGTACGTGACCCTTCTGTTTTCACTGGTGGTCTTACCACTTCTCTTACAGGTATGCACTGTGACATTGCAGTTCTAGACGACATTGTAGTTTATGAGAATGCCTACACAGGTGAGGGCAGAAACAAAGTAAAGAGTCAATACTCTCTTTTGTCATCCATTGAGGGTGCCGAAGCTAGAGAGTGGGTAGTAGGTACTCGTTACCACCCAGCTGATTTGTACAATGATCTACTCCAGATGGAGGAAGACTTGTATGATGATGACGGTAACAAGGTAGGCGAAGAGACTATCTATGAGATCTTTGAACGTCCAGTAGAAGACAACGGTGATGGTACAGGTCAGATGTTATGGCCTCGTAGTCAACGTAGAGATGGTAAGTGGTTCGGGTTCGACCTTAAGGTACTAGCTAAGAAACGAGGACAGTACCTAGATAAGGGACAGTTCCGTGCACAGTACTACAACGATCCTAGTGACCCAGACAACGTACCTGTAGGTAGTGACAAGTTCCAGTACTTCGAACGTAAGCACCTACGCCAAGAGAACGGTTACTGGTTCTACAGAGATAACAAGCTTAACGTATATGCCGCTGTTGACTTCGCCTTTAGTTTGTCAAAGAAGGCTGACTACACAGCTATCGTTGTCATTGGTATTGATGCTGACAACAACGTATATGTCTTAGACATTGACCGTTTCAAGACTGACCGTATCTCTGATTACTTTGATCACATCTTTCAGTTATCAACTAAGTGGTCCTTCCGTAAGATGAGAGCAGAGACAACCGTTGCTCAGGTAGCTATCGTTAAACAACTCAAGGAGCTAGTGAAGCAGCATGGCCTGTCACTGAGCATCGAAGAGTTCAGACCTAACAAACACCAAGGCAACAAGCAGGAACGCATCTCAGCAGCCCTTGAGCCTCGTTATGACAACCTTAGTATGTGGCACTACCGTGGTGGTAATACTCAAATACTTGAGGAAGAGTTGTCATCCCGTAACCCACCGCACGACGATGTTATTGACGCATTGGCCTCAGTTGTGGATATGGCAATAAAACCTTCACGTAACGTCCGTAGGGATCGTGGTAACGTGGTACAATTTAACAAAAGATTTGGTGGAGTTTCCTTCTAATGGCTGGAACAACTATTGACCTAGATAGCATGATCGACCCACACGCACTAGCTGTGGACATTGCTAATCGTTGGACTACTTGGAATAAAGCTCGTCAGCCTAAGCTAGAGGAATGGAAAGAGTTACGTAACTACATCTATGCTACGGATACTCGTACTACATCTAACAGCAAGCTACCGTGGACTAACAGTACCACCACGCCTAAGCTGACACAGATTGCTGACAACCTACATGCTAACTACTTCTCAGCATTGTTCCCACAGAAGCGTTGGTTCCGTTTTGAAGCTAACGATCAGGACTCAGCCACTAAGAACAAACGTGATGTTATCCAAGCTTACATGGAAAACAAGATCCGTCAGTCTGACTTCACAACAACTGTCAGTAAACTTCTTAACGACTACATCCAGTACGGTAACTGCTTCGCCACTGTTGAGTTCACACGTGACGTGTCAGAGTTCGAGATGGGTGAGTACGTCCCTAACTATGTAGGACCACGTCTGGTACGTCTCAGCCCCTTTGACGTATGCTTCAATCCCCTTGCACCTGACTTCGATGACAGCCCTAAGATCATCCGTTCCGTTGTCACCCTCGGTGAGGTTGCTCGTAAGGTTGAGGAGAGTGTTGACAAATCCTACATGGGTACGATCCTAGATAAGATGCTAGGTAACCGTGCACACGCCTCAGGTAATGACATTGATGTGTCAAAGTCCCAAGGCTTCATTGCTGATGGTTTCTCATCCCTGCAGGAATACTACGAATCTAACTACGTTGAACTACTCACCTTCTATGGTGACATCTATGACAACGACACAGGCGTCTTCCATAAGAACCGTGTCATCACAGTCGTAGACCGTTCATACATCCTCACCAATGAGCAGAACCCTAGCTGGCTAGGTAAGTCCCCTGTGTTCCATGCAGGGTGGCGTGAACGTCCTGACAACCTCTATGCGATGGGTCCCTTGGATAACCTCGTTGGTATGCAGTACCGCATCGACCACCTAGAGAACTTGAAGGCTGATGTCTTCGATCAGATCGCCTACCCAATCCTTAAGATCCGTGGTGACGTAGAGGACTTCGACTTCGAACCAGCTGCTCGTATCTACATGGGTGAAGAAGGTGACGTAGGTTACTTGGTTCCTGATGCTACAGCCCTTAATGCTGACTTCCAGATC